TCTGTGTGTCGATCACCCAGACCAGCATGCCCGCCTCTCGCCTCAGAGCCGGGATTGCGTCTCTCTCGGCGATGTCTGCCACGCTGCGGTAGCCGCCCTTGCCGTACTTTGCCTCGTGCGATGCGTGCGTATCTGTCGTGTCGAACGGCACGACCGGCGCGAGTACGTTGGTGCCCTTGATTTGCGTCATGTGACCACAAGGTTGACGGTGCCGGTGATCGGATACGTGGAGCGGTAAATGCCGTAACTCTGTGCCGTCTGCCCGGTGAACGTGATCGACCTGGTCGTGGTCTCCCACGCCGAGGACGTCAAGCCGCTGACGGCGAAGACAGGAACGCCGAAACTCGTCGGCAGAACGACGTAGATATACGCAGTCTGTGCGGCGATCATCCGGGTCTGTGCCCGAGTGCCGCCAAGGTCGCTGGAGAGGCTGGCGACAATCTGTGCGTCAGTCATCGTCCCACCAGCAAACGCCCCCCAGAAGCGACGCCTGAGCGTTGCAGGCACGCTGGACGCTTCAGCCGTCGCCACCGTATGCACACGCACCGTCTGCCGGAAAGCATCGCCGTAGTGGAATACCGGCACGCCTCGCGGGCTGGTGACGTCGTAGGTGACGTCCACGCCGTTGAGCGTTTCACGGATCTTGTCGTGCCGCTGCGGCTCGCCGAATGGCAGCGAGCCAGACTTGATCAGGAAATCCCGGCTTTCCCATTGCTCGATCACGCCGCTCGTGCCTTGCGACTCAAACCGGCTGGTGCCGACCGTGGCGTTGACCACGCCGTAGTCAGCACCTCGGTAGTAACGCACAGACCGCGACGCACCCGCCGACAACTGGTCAGCGAGCCAAGCCGCACCGCTGGCGAGTAGGTCGGACATGGGCACCTCGATCTACAAGACCGCCGGCGGCGCGGAAAGGATGAAACGCTGCCGCCGGCGGCTTGCAGTGGGACGGGACGGGATCAACCGACGTTGATCAACACCTGGACGCTGGCGTCGGCAGACAGAGCCGCCTTCGCAGCCTTGCCCGCTCGCTTGTTGTTGGTCGCCGTGGTGGTGATGTTGCCAGCCGTGGCGTCCCAGTAGACGAGGGCACCCTGCCCAATCGCACCAGTAGCCTTCGGCATCGACCATACGCCATCGACAGCGACCGCACCGAGAGCGTTGGCGGCAATCGCCACCGGAGCCACGGTCACGAGGTCGTTGAGCACAACCACAGCGCCAGCCGCAACAGCGGCAGACGGCGTGTGGTCGATCAGGCAGTCGCCTTGCACATAATCAGCCATGAGGATCACCTACTTTCTGGGAAATGGGTTGGGTTGGAATCATGCCGCCGGGCGGGCTTAGGCTCCCGCCCGGCGGTCACGGTTTGTCTTCAGATCAAGTCGCGTCGCCCTTGACGGAGGCGAGGTATTCAGCCTTCGCCACACCTATGTCGAAATAGCCACGCATGCTGATGCCTAGCGTTTCGAAGGATGCGTCCGCCGTCTCAACGATGGGCGATTGCACGCCATTGAGGAACGCAACTTCCATCGCCGGCATGTCGCTCGGGTTGGCGACGAGGTAGTAATCCTCGGCGCTGGACAGGTAGCTGGTCGAGACGACCTGATACCGACCGGCGAGCACGTTGACATTCGGGCCAGCGGACGAACCACCGACGAGCAGGGCAGAACCCATGATCTCGGCAGCAGCGATCTCCAGGTCGGCAGGCACGAGCAGGATGCGAGGATCAACGGCAACCGGGTTGCCATCGGGATCCTTGAGCTTGCGGAACTTGGTCGCCAACTTCTTCAGGTTGTTGAGCGACAACGCACCCGCAGCCGATTCCAAATTGCCACGACCCGACGTGTACCACGTATTGTGGTTCGCCTGGAACTCTGTCCAGAACAGATCATTCAGGGCAAGAGCGCCACCCCTCCCCAACCGCTGCGGGACAGCGGTCAGAGCACCGAGGTCATCGTTGATGAGATCTGTGCGGGTCACGCTGCTGAGTACGCCGAACGTCGAAGCCGAGATCGTCCGCGACTCGTCGCTGACGCCAGCGTTCTTCAGTTCGCCGCCAGGAGCGACGGGCTGGAACTTCATCGACCCGTTGAGCCTGTAGCTCGTGACGGTCTTGAAGTCGTTCACGCTCCGCACAGACGAGATCGAACGCCACGAGGACTCGACGCCGTTGAACCCGGCGAGGAGGAACTTGTTGACGGTGCTCGACAGGATGCCGCTGATGCTGTGGGTCGCCCACGCCGCAGCGAGGATCGGACGCAGCGTCGCAGCCGACAGCCGGCGAGGCCCGGTATAACCGCCTTCCTCGGCAGCCGAGAGCAGCACCTCGCCGAGCGACGTCGTCCGCTGTATCTTGGCAGCGGCTTCGAGCGTCTGGACGCTGTACTGCTTCTCGACATTCGGCAGGTTGCCCTGAAGGGCGAACGCTGCCTCGATGACTTCGGGCGTGCGAGCGGTCGGCTGCGCCATGTGAACGGCAGGAGCCGCAGGACGCTCGTCGCGGGTGGCGATCAGCTTTTCCATCTGTTCGACTTTCTTCGTGAGGGACGCGATCACGTCGGTGTGATCGACGGTGGTGGCTTCCACGGCGACACTCGCCGGGGCTTCCACAGCGGAAGCCACAATCGGCTCCTCTGCGGGCGTCTGGGTGGCGTTGTCCGCCATAGAAAACTCCTCGTCGGCTTCCGCCGCGATGGCGACGCTGGTCTGCGAGTCAGCGCCAAGGGTGACAAACGAAACCTCTCGCAGAGCAGAGGCTTTGACTACACGAACCGGCCCAACGTGAGCCGCTCCGTTGACTTGCGTGACGCCTTCAGCGTCGATCTTCTGGTGCCGACGAACGTCAGCGCCCACGCTCGCTTGGAACTGGTAGCCAGCGGCAGCGAGTGCGGCGACCTGGTCAGCGTTGCCATTGCTGGCGAGGATCTCGCCTTCAACGATCAACTGCCCGGCTTCGATGAACGGGCGACCCTGCCCGAGGATCGACCCGAGCGAGTAGTCGTGCCCGAGCACCACCGGCACAGTCGCCGGCAGTTGCATGCCAGCCATGTCGATCACGACCGGCTCACGGCTCCAGCCCTGCCGAATCGGTGCGCCGGTGTAGGCGACGATGCGAAACTTCTTGCCAGCCGGTGCCGAATCGCCTTCGGCGGCTTGCAGGAACGTGACGCCAGAATCCAACTTGATTGCGTTCATATGTTCATGGCTTCGTCAGCCTGCTCCGGTGTTGCGCCGGGATAGTTGCCATCCGGCTGGAGATCGACGAACAATCCGAGTTCCTTCATCAACGCCACCTCGGCGGCACGCTGTCGCAGTTCGACGTCCCACTGCTTGCCAGCCTTGGCGTATTCACTCGCCAGCGTGGTCGTGTGCGTCCGCAGGCGTGTCTCGGCGGCGCTGGCTTCCTTGGCTGGGTCAACGTGCTCTTTGCCGTCCCACTGCCACGACCAATCCCACTCCGAGAACGGCGGGACGCCTTCGGGAAGCACGCCAGCCAGCGTGGCTTCGTTCACCCATGCAGCGAGCAAACGATCGAGCATCACACGCTCAAGATCGTCACGCATCACGCGGCGATGAGCCTCGACGGTTTGCCCGTCAAGGCGTGCCGAAGAGTAGTTGTAGTCTTCGCTTGAAAGCCGGGCGACGTTTCCTGGGCACTGCAAGCAGCGTGCAATCTCGTTCAAGACTTCCTTCTTGAACTCGCGGTATGTGCTCGTCGGCTGCTCCGCTTTCAGCTGCTCGAACGTCCAGCCGTCGGGCAGCGTGACCATCGTCCGCTTCTCAATCGGCATCTCGGCAAACGCTTCGACTTCGTCCACCTCGGCGGCTGGCGAGTTCGTCCGCAGGAAGCCCGCAAAGTCGGCGGCACTCTCTGCCGCAGCGATCACCGCCTCGGTGTAACGACGCAGCTGGGCGAACAGCTTCAGAGCCGGTGCCACCTCTGGATACCCACGGTGTTGACCGGGACGGATAGGCCGGAACCAATGCACCATCTGGGCAGCAGGCACTCGCTGGAATTGCAGCGTGTTGACACGGAAATTGCTGCCGGGATGGAAGTTGAGAACTTGATAGGCGACGACGTTGCCAACGGAATCAAACTCCATGCCGTCAACCGTGGAGCCGTCTGGCGTGATCGTCTCGCTCATCAGTTCCGTAGGCGTGGCGACCATCTCGGCCTCCACCAGCCGAAGGTCAAGCTGCACGCCCGGCAGGCGAGGGTTGGAGATCATCAGCGCGAACGCTTCGCCGTCTACGACGAGAGCCTCACGCATCGTCCGCAGCTTCGCCGGTAGGTCGATCTGCCAGCCCCAATCGAAGAACGCACGCTCTACGAGGCGGGACGTCTCGTCGTCCCCAAACTGAAGCTGAAGGCGTGGACCCGTGCCGACCAAGTCGTTAGCAAGCGTGGCAGACATGCCAGCCAAATAGCTGTTGCTGGTTCGCTCGTACCGAGCACGATTCCGCATCGTGCGGCGTGCCATCGGCGAGAGCGACGCATCAGCCGAGAAGGCGTCGGCACTCTGCCAGTGCCGGTAATCGTCGCCACGCTCCGCAGCGTCGAACTTCGCACGGACACGCACCGGCACCGCCGCCGGCTGCGGCCTGTTGCCACGCGAGAACAAGTTGGCAAACATCCCCACTTAGATCGTCCCTGGAGGGATTAGCTTGTTGAACCGCAGACCACGGCGCTTGTTCGTGGCGGCACTCGCAGCCTTGGCAGACAAATACTTGTCAGCCTCGATCATCGAGGCGACATCCTGTGCCTCGACTTCGCCAGCGTCGGTACGCACCCGCTTCGGGCCGGATGCTGTCTCAGCGATCTTGTCGCGCAGTTCGTCGCTCATGCGAGCAACGCTACGGGAAACGCTGTGCGTTCCAGACCGGGTATGCCGTTAGACTTCGACCCAATCCGTGCCACGACGCTCGAAGAGCACCACGTCG